ACAGTACAACATTAGTCAGACCAGATACATTGATACCTTCTGACAGTATACTGTAATGAAACAGTACGAACTTCTCACCTGTGCTACTGAATGTGTCAAGAGCAGTGAAGAACTTAGCACGTGTTGTCTTCTTACCATTGATGATAGCACCATGCTTAGATGTAATTGTCATGACATTATAGTCTCTTGACCTCAACTCACGAAATAGATCTGTGAATACCATCATAGCATTGATAATACGTGCTGACGGAGCACTTACGAGCACTCTCTCAGCATTGTCAGCATCAAGTACACGTAGCACTGTCTCTGCGTCATGATCTGCGACCTCTTCCTTAGTTCTCACTGACTCAATAGTATGAACAGTGACAGTCGGAGGAATGATAGCACCACAATCAAGTAACTCTTCTGCTGATACTGTCATGAGATTAGAACCATACACCTCTTCGTTGTTCATACCTCTCTCATGCTTTGCTGAGAACTTAGGTGTAGCAGTGAAGAAGAACTTACGTGTGCTCTGGTCAACAACCTCAGAGACGCTTGGAAAAAAATTGCGTTGCGTGGTGTTGTGTGCTTCGTCACAATAGAAAGTGTCTACGAAGAACTCGTTATTTGCTATCTTGTGTAGACTGTGGTATGTAGTGAATAGTATTACATGAGCATCGAACCACTGTGCTGATCTCACAAACTTCTGTATCTCATCTGTATCTGTCATCGCATGGAATGGAGAGTCACCACTGTGTATGCTACCAATCTTGTAGTTAGATACTCCAGATAGAATCTCATTGAATTCATTAGCAAGTTGTAGTGCTAGCATAATACGAGGAGCAGCAACTACAGTGAGTGTAGGAAACTTACTCTGAACTAACTGAGTACGTAGATCCTCAATCATACAAATAGTCTTACCACCACCAGTAGGAATATAGACAGTACCATGATCATTAGCATATAATGCGTCGATAGTACGTTCTTGATGTGGTCTGAGAGATAACATAGTTTCCTTGTTGATATCTCTATTATAATGTAGTTTGATAGTCAATTCATGTATGAGTGGACACTTTATTATACTGTCACAATGCCTTCGTAGATTGCTCTGTTTGCTATGTACTTCTCCCATGCTCTCGCATCTATCTCCCATGGTTCATCCCAATACTTTGTGAATGGTGGTACTATGTCCTTGTGCCATATGTTGAGACCTGATCTCTTCTGGTTCCAGTCTCCACTGACTCTCTGCTTCACGTGTACCATTTCATGTGCGAGTGTGAGTAGGTAGTCCCACTTACTGAGTCCACTGTGTATGGTGATCTCAAAGAACCTTGGACGTGCGAGACTGTCAAGTATGCCCATCTGTCCATACATATTCTCTCGCTTCAATCCTCTGGTTATAATATGGAAGTCAAGTTTATACCGTTTGCCGATATACTTGTCCACGAACCAGTCAATGAAGGAGTCTGTAAGAGTGACTCTACGATTGTAACCCGAATAAAAGATAGAATGAGACATGACCAATGTAAAAACCAGATAAGAGAAACTACGAATGCTAACTTCATATACTTAAGCATATTCACCCTTCATTATAACTAACTTCTTATACAGTTCAACCCCATCAATCTCTGTGGGTTCTTCTGCTGTCATCATGAGACTAAGTAAATAGTCTATTTGCTCAGGTGATAGTGGATTCCTGATTACCATAGGTGTGATCATAATAAAATTCCTTTGTTAGTTTAATTGTAACGCATTGAAGTCCAATGGTGTGAACTCAGTGGGCACTTCGGCAACTGAACACCGTTCCTCTGCTATTCTAGCATACTCTGGTTCTTTTTCAATACCTATGAAACTACGTTCAGTGGGTAGTGCTGCTACTCCTGTAGTTCCTGATCCGCAGAATGGATCCAGTATAGTTCCCTTAGCAGGACAGTATATACTGATCAACCACTCCATCAATGCTACTGGTTTGACAGTAGGATGGTTGTTGTTGTCTCCCTTCTCCTTACGTGTAGCACGTGGAGCATAGAAATACTTCTGATGCTCAGGTAGTACACCACCCACTATGTTGCTTGGGTATCTACCTTTTGGATTAGCATCTACCTTACCGAACTCCTTCTGTGTGCCTGTAGTCTTGCCATCCTTACCGAATGTCCTACGTTTAGCACCTCCTGCTACCCATCCTGTTGGTGGTTTACCATCCCAAGGTACACGTGCGTCCTCTATATTGATCTTACCCACACCATACTTGGCATGGTTTGCTTCAATACTACCTTCACATGGTCTCTGTGCTACCACAATAGGTTCATGTGCGGGTTTGAGTCTGTTAGTCTTAGGCATCTTAGTTGTAGTCATCCACATGATCTGATCTTTGATCTCAAATCCTGCGTCCTCTACTGCCACTGCCATCCTATGATATAACTGTGGACTACAGAATGATAGCAAGAAACTACCAGGTTTTAGTGTCCTGTATACTTCCTTCCATAGTTCAACTGTAGGTACACTGTGATCCCAGTGTTCCATGCCCATACCATATGGAGGGTCAGTTATACAACAATCAAATGAGTGGTCATCCCACCCATCTAGTGCTTGGTTGGCATCATCTGAAGAAATTAAATACATTCTGTTCGCATGTGTGTCTGTCTTTATGTGTAAAGTAGTTGGTATACTCTGCTCCACCACTCTGTGTGTACATCTCTCTTAGATAGAAATCAAATCCTCTGTCGTCCTGCCACTCTGGTAGTGCCTGATAACGAACGAGTATATCTTTCATCTCTAATAACATTCTATCATATATTTCTCTCTTTTCAAGTTTAAGTACATCATCACCCCAGAATATAGTAGTATCCTCTATTCCCTTAACCTTGGGCAATGAGTTCTTACTTGTGAATATGTACAACCCATCTGCGTGTGGTCTACCACTGTTGTACATGGGTGCTGCTCCTTGACTAGACTTACACTCTAGTTTAATAGTACCCCAACGTGATGGTATCTCAAAGTCAGGAAATGCCTGACTACCATTGGGTTGATACACATAATGTATACCCATCTGATCTAACAAGTCCATGACCTGTTGTTCATGTTCAGTGCCATTCTTCCACTTAAGGTTCATAGCATTATGAAGGAAGTCACGCATCCTATTGCCATCTAGCATGGGTGTTACACCACCCACGTTGGTTAGTTTCATCATGAGTATGGACTCACTACCTTGTCGCCCTTACGAGGATATGATGCTACCTCTGGGTCTGGATCTAACCACTTGACATACTCTCTGTCTTCAATACAACAATCAAGTTGTGCTTGACTATCAAGATAGTACATGTCGTAGTACTTCCTGTGTATGTCATGAAACTTTTGGATTCTGAAGTCAGGTGCTCCATTCTCCTCTAGTAGTCCCTTTTGTACGAAGCGATAAGGGTAACGCTCTAAGATTACTTCAGTTTTCATTGGTTTACCTCATGTATAAGTGACCACCTGCCCAGTCGATCTGGTTAGGGTCATGTAGAACTGCTCGCTCTTTGATAATTCTCATATCAAAGCGTACGTGCTTGGCAGGGTTTGCCCACCCTGCGGGTTTGTATACTTCACCAGTACACTTGTCGACGAAAGCATGAACAGAACCATCTCTGAACTTGCCTTCTCTCTTGTCGAACTCACGTTGTACAATCTTATTGTACTTACGTCCCTTGTAGACCTTCCATGTGTAGAGGTCTTTAGGATTTCTACCCTTGATAACCTCAAGTCTTTCTTGAGCATAGAGTGAATCTTGTGTCTCTACCATTCTCTCGTAAGAGCGAACCTGATAGTTGTAGAAGTTTTCATTGAGAGCAGTAACATAGTCTGCTGTCCAACTGTCTACCTTTAGTTCTTGCTCAGTAGCATGTTTCATTAAGCGACCTCCAAGTCAGATAAGTAAACGGAAGCAAGCATCATTTCATCTTGGTAGTTCCAGAATTTAACAGTAGCAGTGTTGCTACGTCTGTTTAATTGAACTACATCACCATTGATGTCGTCATGTAGTTTGTGTTGAACTTGAGTACCGAGTTTGATCATGTGCTCCTTTGTTTGTATACTATTATTATAGTATCTCATCTGGTACTTGTGACATGTGAGTGTGCACTTTGTTCACTGTCACAGCATTGGTAGTTTGGTAGGTACAGATTTAATTCTCTTTTGGATCAGTGATCCATAGTCTTCATGTAGTTCACATCCATAGTAGTGTCTATCATGTTTCAGTGCCACACTTGCTGTGGTGCCTGATCCCATGAATGGATCCAGTATTATATCTCCTTTCTTACTCCCTGCTAGTATACATGGTTCAATCAAATCAGGAGGGAAACAAGCAAAGTGTGCTCCCTTGTATGGTTTATTTGTTACTGACCAAACATCTCGTTTATTTTTCCGTTCATAAGACTTGGTAAGACCACTATGAGGTTGAAGGCCAGTGCCAGGATTATGGTACTTACCGCTTGTCCTATCTCGTTTACCCCAGTCTTGCTTGACTGGTTCTTTGATTGCTTCGTTGTCATAATAATACTTTTTGTTCTTTGATAGTAGAAAGATATACTCATGTGATTTGGTACACCTGTCCTTGACTGACTCTGGCATTGGATTAGGTTTATGCCATATAATATCCTGACGTAGATACCATCCATCTGCTCGCAATGCGAACGCGAGCATCCATGGTATACCTATCAGGTCTTTCTCTTTCAGTCCTTCTAACTTGTTTGCTCTCCTGTTACACTGTGTAGGTAGGTCTTGATTAGTCTTGCTTACTGTTTGCTTAGGTAGTCCACCACTGCCAGGTCTGTAGTTATAGTATGAGTCTCCTATGTTTAACCATAGTACACCATCATCTGCGAGTACATCACGTACCTCACGAAATACTTCTACTAGGTTGTTAACAAACTCATCTGGTGTGTCCTCCTGTCCTATCTGTGCGTCCTCACCACCATAGTCACGTAGACCATAGTAAGGAGGTGATGTCACACACATTTGAGCACTGCCACGTGGGAACTGTTTGAGTGTTTGCTTACAGTCACCAAATAATATAAGATCTACCATATCTCATCCTCGTCTGTCCATGTGTACCTGTAGCACTCTTCATCTTCCTCATCAAACTTTGACTTGTCGTACTGCATCATACGATATCCCTGCTCAGATCCAGCCCTGATACTACTGTCTCCATCATTCATAGACCACACCCACTGTAACCACTCTGTGAGTTCATGCTCAGGGAGTGTCTCCATCATATGATCTAGTAAAAATTCAAACTGAGCACGGCTTAGGTGCTTATGTTTAATTCTTGGCACGTCGTTCTTTTAATATTATGTTATGGTTGATCCACATATTGATATAGTCAGTGACTGACTCCTCAATATTCACATCATCTAACCAGAATTCTACCATATATCCTGCGTTTAGCAACTTTAGTTTACCCTTACGCTTAGTTAGATATGGTCTTCCTGCTGTAATGATATCACCATCATACCACATATCCTGTGTTGCGACAAGTACTCTGTCAGTACGGTCAAATAATATATCTCCATCTATCTTGTGTACTGTCCGAGCATAGTATCCTATGGTCTCATGACCAGGATCAGGTCCTATACAAATAGCACTGGCATTATCTGTCAGTGCTGTGAGTCTAGTCATCCCTGCCATCTTAAAGTTACAGTATGCTCCTGCTTTATACATGAGAGTGTGTGGTACTCCTGCTGTCTCACTCATCCACATGCCACTAGGAAACAACAGACACCTGTTGTGTAGGTAGAACTTATCTAAGTATGCTCTAGCTGGTACGTTGGGATCTGATCCTGTTATGCCTGTCTTTGTATATACTTTCTCTCTTACATCCTCAGAAATAGGTATGACCTTACCTTCAGGGTCATCACCGATGAACTTGAATCCTTTCTTTACGTTGTTATAATATAAAACTGTAATACCATGACCGAAGTCTTGGATCACTGCGTCACTCAACATATAATCCTTTGTCGTTACTGTACTTATACTCTTTAGGTACTCTATCTACAAACTCAATGAGCCCATCCTCGAACTGTTGTAACCACTGTCTGCCCGTAGCAACGGGATCAACTTCAGTAGTTGTGAACTCTATCAACCATGTTGGTTTAGTTACATTGAATGATTGCCAGTCAGTCACAGTGCACTTGAATGCCATGTGTCTCTTGAGTAGGAACCCTTGAACATAACAGTCCTCTGTTGGTACTATGATACTTCCTTCTGTCTCTGGTTTAAATCTACCACTTGTCTCAAACTTATATACTTTCCTCTGATAATTCTTAGCATCCATAGGTCCGACGCACACTGAGGATCCATCCTTCACGACTGAGGTCAGTCTACATACACCTGGCATTTTAAACTGTGAGTATGCTCCTGCATGATATAACAGACTATGGTCAGGCATATTTAATGCATCTGTTCTCCACTGTGATGTGAATAATACTGTCCTGTGATGCACTGTAGCCTCATCATAACCATACTTACGTAGCAATGTCTCTGCTGCTGCCACCTTACCACTAGGGTTCTTAGTTATCCAGTCAGCTAACAAGTCAAAGTCTGGTTTCACCTCTGTAATATCAGGGTCATTACCAAATATTTTCTTACCTTCACGTGCTGAGACACATGACAATATCTCAAACCCATGCTGCTCAGTCTTCTTACCGAACCCATAGGCTGCTATGTCATATGATTTGTTCTCACTGATATCATACATTAGCTATTCAACTCTTTCATTAAGTTTTCAAATTGGAAGTCGAAGTCATCTTCGTGGAATATAGTTGTGATCCTAGTCTCTGTGAGTAGTGGATCAAAATGATTAGCAGTCTGTTTGTGCATCTCTGTTAGATGTGACTCTAACTCGGTTGCAGTGACTGTCTGTTCCTGTGACCTGATAGTATTACATGATGTCATCTGTGTTGAGCTGTCTGACTCTAGATTCTTCTGTAATAATACTGCATCGAATACAAGTTTTGCTATCTGTAACCTCACTGGTTCAGTAGCATTGAGATTCCATGCATCAATAATAATATCATCTGGTTGAGTTGTGAGCTCACTGCAGTTGACTGATACTATGATCTGTTTTGTTGTGTCGTCTACCTCAGTGACAGTAAACTTTACAGAGTCTGCACCGTATACTTTAAACTGAGGTTCTTGTGTTAGTTCTGATTGTGCCATTGTTATCCTGATGAACGACCCCTACGGTCTCCTGTGCTGACCCATGAGTATACATAGGACGCTCCATCTATATAGTTCCCACTGTTACCGTTGGAACCTGAGTTACCACCTGATGCATTCTGACCAGGATTTCCACCCTTACCACCTGCATTGGATCCGCATCCATTTCCTGATCCACCGTTACCACCTGAGTTGTAACTACCATTGTTACCACGCTGTCTGCCAGAGCCAGCAGGGATACCAGCTCCACCGCCACCTCCACCACCTGATGCAGGGTTGTAGTTGTAACCAGTTCCCTGTCTGTAGCAGTTCTTACCGCAGTTATAGTTGTAATAATATGTTCCTACACACTGTCCATTGTTACCACCACGGCCACCGCCTCCACCTCCCCACATCTGTCCATTGTTCTCAATGAACACACCTGTGCGAGTATATAATGCTGTGCCAGCTGACTGTCCACCACTACCTATGTTACCACCATTACCACCATATCCTGCGATTCTACAATTACTGTTGACTTTGATATACACACGTGAGTCACTACCAAAGTTACCTATGTTAATGCCAGGATTACCACCCTGTTTACCTGTGACGTGTATCACACCACGTATTCTATCGCCATTATTATATGTACGACTGAGTGATGGTGACTGATACCCACTGGTAGTTAACCATGTGTTTAAATTAAATGTGGAGGTACGTGTACCATCTAGAGTGACATAGAATGTAAATACATTCTCTGCATCATGATACTTACGCCATGAACCACCAGATTTAACATATGCTTGTTTGACTGTACGCCATGAACCACTGTGTCTGACCGATAGTTGGTCGACCCATCGCCATGTGCCACCAGATTTTGTACGTGAGTGCAGAGTAGGACTGAGGTAGTTCGCTATCCCTGCATCATAAGGTAATGCCATAATTTAATATCTGTACCATACGTCTCCGTTACTACCACCACTAGGGTTGTTAGTAGAGACTGTTCTTGATCCGTATGCGTTGGATCCTGATCCTATTGTTAGTGTCAATGTACCTGTGCTTGCGTTAAGACTGATACTTGAACCTTGGTTGCTGACTGCTAGTGATCTTACACCAGTGTTTGCTATTTGTATACTATTTGTACCATTAGTAACACTGATACCATTACCCGCACTAATATTTGCTAGTGCGAATCCACTTGATGAACCTATAAGTAACTGACCATTAGATATGGATGAGGTGTTTAGACCTGTACCACCATATGTCCTGTTAATTATACTACCTTGCCATGAACCTGTTCCAATAGTACCTACTGTACTCAAAGAACTGGCTGATGTCAAGTTGCTTAATGTATCTATAGCACTCTCGATAGTCGCTTCAGTCGTAGAGTCTATACTATCAATACCTTTTAATGAACATGTACCACCACTGTCTGAAATAACATTTGTTGATCCGACTGTGAGGTCACCACCACCAATAGTAAAGTCACCACTCAATGATAGTTCATTGTTAATGGTTGTAGTACCACTGCTAGCACCGATTGATACGTTGGTTGCTGCTCCACCTATGCGTAGTGTGGTTGCTGTAGTATTGATTAGGTTGAATGTACTCTGGTTAGTTGTGATGTCACCACCATATACTGCCACGTCATTCGAGAATGTAGCCTGATTGGTTACTGCTAGTGTACCACCTAGTGTTGTAGCACCTGTGCCCACTGTCAGTGTACCAGTTGACTGTATGTCAATGCCTAACCCATTCACGAGTTGAATGTCACCTGTTGCGTCAGAGTTACCTGCTCCACCTGTAATTCTAATATTACCTGTGTCTGTTAATCCTTGCTTGACCCAATAGTTACCATCCCAGTACCATCCTAGATAGGTACCACGTGTAGGTAGTTCTAATAGTTTCCAGTCACCATCGTTTGCTGATCCAGAACCAGGCGATGATCCTACAACGTCAATGTTTTTACTTGACTCACCTGTTTTACCGACTGTGATGTCAGCACACGTGATTCTATCATTAACTGTAGTCTCACCCTGTACAAGGAACTTACCTTTAAATTCTGTTGTTAGAGTATTACTCTCAATAGTTATCTTATCCCTGACGATTATCTCATCAAATGTAGGACGTAAGTTTGCTGTCTCACCAACAACTGATAACACTGGAGTGTCTAGTGATTCTTCCTCACCTGTAACTGAACTGATCTTGGTGTTACCTATGAATAGGTCACCGTTACTGTTCAATCCAGAGTAGAATGCGATACCACCTTCTTCCTTCTGTGACTGTGCTAGTAGTATCTCATCACTTGTAAGAACTCTGTTCTGTACTGAAGGTAGACCAGTTGAATAGTTACCTGGTCCGAAACCAACGTATTCAAATGTGTGGTTACCTGATCTTAAGATACTAGGTCGTCTAACCTCTAGGTCTGTACCACCTGTACTGTTCAGTGGTATCATCCTTAGTGCTAGGTTTATTTCCTCTGCATCACCATCACGTGCTTCTAGTGTGATGAAGTTAGCACTGGCTGGGTCAGCTGATGCATAGTTTGTGTAGTTATTCTTCTGCTCTAGGATGTAGTCAGATACAACCTCACGTGTGATTGAGCGATCAAGTGCTTCAGCTCCAGTATCATCACTGGTAGTAACAAGTCCAACAATAGTATTAGATGCTATTGATGTTGCCTTGAGTGGATCTTCAGTTGGGTTATCCTTATCTAACTGAGGATATAGGTTGTTGATATTCTGAGAGAACGCAAAGTTACTGAGGTTACCGTTGGATGGACTGATCTTACCATTTAACATGGTTAGATAGTAAATACCATTCTGTGCACCTGACTGTAGTGTCTGTACCTTCTCAATATCGTAGATATAATATACTTTTTCGTATGACTGACCAGTAGCAACGTTACGTGGTTGAATAATATAACCGTTGATTGGGTCTCTTGATAGAACTGAGCTGTCTACCACATATCTCATACGATATGTTCTGTCTCTAGATGACCTGTTGTCAGGTATCCTCATCATATATGATGCACCAGTGAATAGTGATGTATCGTAGAATGCTTCGTTACCTAAGTGATAGTGTACACCATAACTTGTGTTGCTACTTGTTGCTGAAGTAATTCTTACATACCAACAGTTGAGTTCGCTATCGTACTGTAGTGGGTGATTAGGGTCACCAGGTACGAACTGCTGTGTAGTGATGTTAGTGAAATGTACATCAGCTACAGTCTGTGATCCTGTTGGTGTGATATTAGCATAGTATGTCTGAGGTGTAGAACCATTGATCAATGAAACATATAATACGTCATTGATACGTGCACCAAGGTTATAACCCTGTAGTTTGTATGGAGGTTTAGTTGCTTCTGAGTTATATCCATAGAGATATAATCTTGTGTCTACATCTCCAATGTATGACCATGTGACTCCACCGTCAGATCTGGCAAGAGGTGCGGTGCTCCATGTGGGAGGAGTAGAGCCAGTAGTACCACCATTAACAGTATAATACGCTTTACCACCATATACTACACTTGTGTTAGCTGGAATTGTTGTTGAGGTGTTCCATGTGGGTTTACCTGTACCCACTGTTCTACTACTATTATATTTTATCTTCTGTACGTCAAGTGCTATGTAACCAACTGGTATCTCATCAATCGTACCGCCATACACTGAGTATGAACCAGCTGTACCACGATATCCTCTGTTGAGTGTCAGTGTGCCATCACTTGCTACGCTTGAAATCTGATATGATTCTACTGCATCCTCAGCACCAATACGTATGAATTGATCAGCAACCAGTCCATGAGTGTTGTTAGCAGGAGAGGACGTGACTGTCCTATTGTTCAGCTGAGTAGTGAATGTGTATCCATTTATTAATGCATATGTCCTCGTTAGTTTCTTAGGAGGAATGATATGTGTGACCTTACCAGCCTTATCCTGTGTGAACGGTAGGTTCTTAAATCCCTTCGCTCTTAGAGAGCACGATCCGAAGTTAGAGTTAGAGTTTGTAATTGACTGGTCGCCACCGCTAAGGGCAACGAAATGATCAGCAAAACCAACAGCGAAAACAGAAACTGCCTGAATAACTGCATCGTTAGAGCACTTAACGTGGAAGTTTCGGTACGTCGGTCTGTATATACTGTCGCCATCTGTATGATTACCTTGAATATAAGTTGATCCATCCCATTTGATGAATGCGTTGTCATCCTTCTGCAGTGATACTCCAGTGAACTGAGCAACAACCATAGATTTGAATCCAGTTGCCTTAGCACCATCAGCATGCATACCACATGTACCCCATGTTGAACGTAGGGATATGTTGAATATGTATGGTGACGCTGAGTCAACGTTATCAATCTCAACTCGTACTGTAGAACCAGTAGCAGTTGGGTTGTTAGCAGGAGCAGCCTGATTAGGGTTCTTTATTATGTATCGGAAGGTCGTTGTGGTTGGTACTTCTGTAATAAAATATGAACCGTTAAATCTACTAGCCACAGACCCTGAGACACCTTCGATTTGAACTGGGGTTCCGTTAGAAAATCCATGAGGGGTTGTTGTTGTTACCTCTGCTGTTGTAGTATACACACCACTGTTGATATAGTCAGTGACTATACTACTGATAGTAATAGGACCTGAGGTATTAGGACCTACAATTCTGTTCTCCTCGACTCTCTTCTGGAACTCATCTGCTGAGGTTACACCAGTAGTGTCAGGGATATCATCAAATGCTCTTGCTACTTTCTGATAGTATAGATCTAGGTCAGTGATAGTAAGAGCGTTACCAGATGTGTCATTAACACTGCTCAAAACATTTTTACCATCAGCATACTCAAAGCAACACAATTTGTGGTGAGAGTATGTTGGAGGTGTAGATGCTGTTGGTTGAGCTGGGTCTGTGTACACACCAGTTTTAGGACCATCAAAGAATGAGAACTGCCAGAAATAACATCCACCAGTAACTCTGAATATTGCTGATCTTTCGATTGATCCTGATTCTGGATCAGGAATATATAATGGTTTTAGTTTGGTCTTTCTAAGATCCATACCCACGAGGGATGTACCTCTTGGGATGATGATACCACCTTCTACTGAGTTGAACTTATAGAGTAAGTTGTCTGGGTTAGGTGTACCATCTGAGTTCTGTAAATCTAAATCAGAACTAGAGTTTAATATGGGTATATCGTCGTCTATAAATGCTTGCCCTGTGGTATTTGTGCCTGGTCTGTTGTCCAGTACATATTCAGAGGGATATAATACTATAGTAAATGACTCGAAAGCATCGTTGAACTGTCCAGTACGATATGAGAATCGTGCTGACTCAACCAGTGCTCTTTGTATTGACTTGAATGGTCTGTTAGGACTATTACCTCTATTATCAAAAGAATCCGATGCATCAAAATCGTCTGGGTTGACGTAGATACAACGGCCTGTCTTCGAGGTAAAGACATTCTTTAGTCTTGTTAGTGCCATTTAATTAACTAATAGTTACGCTTTCTTCAAATCCTATAAAATTAAATGCTACGCCAGCTGACGCACTTACATATAGATTCTGCCACTGTTCAAGTACCAGACCTGTCAAACTCACTTCAGAATTGTTTGGAATTGGATATGATTTTAAGATCTTGTTCTGATCATTACTATAGGATACACCTGAGATAATAACCTCTGGTTGACTACCCTCGTTCTGCTTCCACTCAGCAGTCACAGTGGCACCATTTTGCCCACTATTATATAATTTCACTGTTGCTAGTGAAGGTAACCACTCATAACCTCTTGATGAGATTGATAGTTGTCCTGCTCCACCGATACCAGATACCATTTGGTTAGCTGGTTCTGTATAATATAATGACTTGAGATTATTGATTACAGTATCATTCTGTATCAATAACTGACCCTGTAGTCTGTCATAGAATATGACTCTACCACTGGTTCCTACGTATGAATCAGTAATAGTACCACTTCCACCACCAGCTCCTGCTAGTGTCATTGAAGCAATAGTTGTTGGCCATGACCCTGCGGGTTGTTCATACCACACCTTGAGGTTAGCAGCGTCCCATGCGATGCACTTTGCTGTCTGTGTACCCGCAGGTCCACCAGTAACAGTCAACACTTCGCCAGGTACATATGCTGTACCGTTGTGACCTGAGATAATAACATATGAAGATGTTACCTTTGAGTTAGGTACAAAACTAAACTCCGAGAAGTTTGATACTGTAGGACTCTGTGAGCCAGGAACAGCAAACTCAATCTGTTCTGTATAATCTTGAATAGCAACGTCTACGGTTGCTGTAGCACCAGTCGTATTCATCATCCTGAGTGAACCACTTGTGAGTGTAGCACTAGGAGTTGTGTACATAGGGAAATCAGCACGTACTAGCCCGTTAGGATTAGTAGCGGGTTCCACATATGCATTAGTATATTTTGTTGTAGCGGACTGATATGACGCTAGTACACCATTTGCCATTGAATTTTAAGAGTAAGCGTGGAAAATAACTTTTGTTCTGCTAGTAGCAGAGATTGTGTCAGCAGTAATTGTTTGGACTGCACCATTGAGGTCAGTTAACTTTAATCGTTTAGCATACACTGCACCACCGATCTGGTTGACTGAATCTGTTTCAGTAACATAGAAGTCTCCATCTACATTACTATCACCTGAGACATCAAATCGTTTAGCAGGAGTCTTGTTGATACCCACCTGACCATCTGAGTCAATAATCATCTCAGTGGTACCATCAAATTTGTTGAACCTCATTGGAGTAGCATCTAGTCTCCTCTGAAGTACAAATGATGATGAGTCACCACCAATTAATTGACCACCTGTAAAGTATATATCTCCTCCGACTTCGAGCTTATATGCACTAGGAGTGATACCTATACCTACACGATCATTTGTATCATCCAATATGAATGTACCGTTATCAAAGTTGACTGATCCAGTTGTAATTAAGTTACTGACTGAACCAATCTCACTGATCAAGTTAAGGTTACCTGTGTGGATAATCTCGTTACTTGTCTGTGTGGTATTAGCATGGTCATATGTCCTGTACTGTAGTCCACCACCAGAGGTTGTGAACTGAATAGTAGCAGCAGTGTAGTCTTGTCCCCCTGCGTTGATAGTAACAGATGCTAGAGCACCATTGATTACTACAGGAGTTACGACAGCATCGGAACCATCACCAAGTATGACTGCTGTCATTCCCTGTGATATATTGGCACCTGCATTTGTGATAGTGAAACTATCTACAGCACCGTTAACGATGTTGACTGTTACATCAGGCATAGTATATGCGATACTCGCTACTCTAATACCATATGTGTAATTGGTAGATGCGTAGTCTGTATCTCTATCATAATACTGTAAGTCAAGAACTCTTGACGCTGAATCAGTAGAGACTGCTAGGTCTGCTACGTCTCTTCCTGCGTTGGTGTCCTGACTTGTATCAAAAAACTTTAACTTTTTATATGTCCCAGTACCACTCGTCTGATTGATAGTTATGTCATCAGTCGAGGTTGTCGCTGCGTTTATTGTTACTGGGTTGTTTGCTGTAAGGTTAGCGTTGAACGTAGATACCGCTGCGACTGTAACTGTATCGTTATTGTCTGATCCTAGTGTGCTGTTACCATCAACCTGTAAGTTACCAGATAATGTAAGGTTAACACCTGTCAAGTCACCTGTGAATATAGGTGATACAAGTGTCTTACTGGTAAGTGTCTGCGTTGATGATACAGTTACGAGAGTATCAGTCTCAACTCCTGCGTCAGGGAAAACAAATGTCCTAGTTGTCCCTGTGGGTAGTTGTGTGGCAGAAAATTTTATTATCTTACTGTTGTCTGAACTGTTAGGTACAGTAAATACAGAGTCATTGATAGCAATGGTAGAGTTGAATCTAATCAGACCAGTACCTAGTGCCTGTAGTGTCAGGTCTAAGTTAGAGTCTGCTGAGTCTCTAGCAGATAATACAAGTGAAGTAGATTGCTTCTCAAGTAATAGTTTGGAGTCACCGAGTGATATGCCCAGTTCACCTTGAGTTGTTGAATATAAACCAGTCGCTGTCTTCTGGTCAAATGCTAGACCAGGCTGGTTCTGTGATCCACCAGGCACAGCCTTGAATATGGATCCTACTTCCGTCTTTTTATTAGTATCTACTGGGTCTGAGTTATCAAGTAACAGAAGGGTATCTGAAGGTGATACTGTTGTCAGTAGAGTTAGGTCTGATATCTTACGAGTTGCCACACGTATCCCTACATTAAGTTCTCCATTTATTTATACGTCTTATCGAAGACAAATGGTCCGTAACGACTGCCCCATGTCTGTTTTCCCTCTTCATCGTATCCTCTGTCCACCACTGTGTACTTATCTTTCTCCAATATTGCCTCAGATCTGAGGTATCCTTCGTTAACCCACACCTTTTTAAAGTTACGTCCAACATACATGTCACCGTCCTTGAGGAAGTGTATATCTGCTACTGGGTTGAGTGCTATGATCTCTCCATTTCTCTCTACTATCTCTATCTCCTTACGTCTATACTCTTTATTATTATACTTATATCTCTGGTGTGATAGGAACTTATTACCCTCTGTCCTCTCATGTGTCAACAGTACATGAGCATAGTAAGATGGCCAACTGGATGCCTGTCCCCAGTTGTTAAAGTCTCCTTCAAACCACTCTAAAAATTCTTCAAGCATTGAACTTGATCGCTAACGTGAACCTATACATTGGAGCAGCAAACGACTGCTGTCGTGCTGAGTGTGGTATGGTGCTGTCAAATATAATTATTCTGCCAGGTTTATATGGGCAGCAGTATTCTATTTCTTGTGCGTCATCACCTAGTAGTATAGTCTCACCACCCCACTCATGCTTCCACTCTCTATTCATATAGTATAGCAATGTCTTGTCACCTTTGCGTGAACTATCACAATGTACATCAGGACTCTCACTGTGGATACCGCAGTTGACATATGCTTTCTCTACATTAGGAGGTACATAGTCGTCAAGGAACCCTGCGATACCATCAGTAAAGAAGTTCTCTACCACCCATTTCTGATCCACATATGATATTGGTTTCTGTGTCTTTATATCCTGTACGTCAAACTTATTGCTACCTGCCAACTGATATGGCAGTGTACATGCTTCAACATATAATCTGATCTGTTGCTGTGTGGGTATGAGGTCATCAATGATGGTCACCTCACCATTAGATAGTTTCATCGAAATTTTAAATTGAATCCAATACTAATACGATCTGTCTCTGACTCATTCTTTTCTACATGATGTCTCACATGAGCAGGAAAGATCAAGCACCTACCAACTGTAGGATGAACCCACATTGATTCGTGGTATCCATTCTCCTCCTTTACCTCTGTGTCTAACTTCCAGTTATATCTAAATCTTGCGTTCTCGTCTTCAAATACTATGTCACCACATTTAAATGGAGTCTGTAAATACAAGACACCAGAAAAGTCCACACCCAAATGAGTGTGTGAGTAATTGTAATCGCCAGTTTTATTAACACTCGCCCACATGCTATTAATATAGAATGGAGCACTACTCAGATTTTTCATTGAGTGTGCTATGTGAGCATATATCAGTAGAGAATATTCAAGAAATGATTGCTGTTCGTGTAAGTTATATTCCGAGTGCCATCCTGCTGAGGATGAGTTACCTTCATGTGTGGTACTGTGCTCATGATATTGTTTAACCCAATCAATTAGTTCAGGTTTTACATCAAAGTCACTGAATAACAGTGGTGTCGGAAATAACGAAACAATCATTCTGTAGTCTTTTTCAATCTTTTACGTATCATTTTCGCATAGGCAACCTCTGCGGGTGTCCATTGCTTTTTATTCTTAATAAGTTTTTTGGCGGTCTTTCGGATTGATTCCGAATTTTCCATGTATTCTAGTATCGTTTTGGTATTTTGTGATATGGTGAGTCATCACCATCATTGAATAGATCGTCATTGATTTCCTCAAGGAGTACATCAAGTTCAAATCCTTCTTCTATGAGGTAACTGCTACCTCTATATAGATCCTCGTTGGTAAAATGAGGTTTCTCTTCTGCTTTCACTACGTCAGCAAGGTTGTTAGGAACTTCCTCTTCATCAAATGAAAAGGGTATGCCATTTATAAAGTATACTTTACATACACCCACTCCGTCAAGTGTACGAAACTCTTTGTGTAGTTGTGTTATCTCTTCCATAAAAAATCAAAAGGGCATTTGTTCTCTGTCTCCTCTTCCTTCCTCAATCTTTGTTTGATGAGGTTCCATGAGAAGTTTTTGTGCCAGTCTTTGAGCCACAAGCTTTGTAGTTGTCGCTTAAGCACTTCTTTAGGGATGGATCGCTTTTCAAGAGTGAATTTGACATCTCTTGTTCTTTGGCTAGAGAATCTAACATAGCAAAGCGGGGATCCTTTTTCGATCCAGATGTTTGAGTCATAGTTCTTTACCGTGAATCCTAAGTTGATAGGTCGTTGCCAAACAGATATAGGAAATGTACCAGACACTACGTCTAGACCCTTCCTTGTCATATCGGGGTGTTGAAACTGTTCAATCCATACGTCACTGTCCTCTGTCCAAAAACAGTAACCTTGTTTGAACTGTACCTCTGGGTGTGTACCGTCCAACCAACCATCACCTAACATGAAATACTCATCGAACACATCTTGTCCAAGATTAGTTTCTAAAAGTTTCTCAGTAGATTTATATATGATACCAAGTGGGAAGCATTGCTTCATGACCCATGTATTCTTATAATATTCTTTGAAAGCAGGGCACTTGGAGTGTCTATAGTCAGGGTCGTATTCTTTGAGAGCAGGAGTTGGTTCCTCAAAATAATCCTCTGGAAAGAAATCGAGTTCCCCTTCATCAAGGAAACTCTCTTCACTTCCACCCATCACATAGTTGTAAAATATTTTTTTAGTCTTCATCTAACGCTTTGTCGAGGTCAGCATCAAGTTGTTCTTGCTTAGATGCTCTCGCTTCTGTTTGTTGAGCGAATGACTTGCTGACCTTACGTTTGTCCACCTTACGTGGTTTTCCTGCCTTGTTCTCCTTGATGATAGTAATAGCATCACCAACCGTGGCAATCTCTCCTGCCTGTTCGTCTCGAATCTCTACACTGAAGCATTCTTCGAGGAACATGACTAACTCAACCATGTCAAGTGAGTCGAGCATGAGGTCGTTCTGGATGTCACTATCCCACTTAATTTCAGTGTCTAGTTCTTCCACCCTTTCACCTAAAGTCTCAGCAATAGCGAGTGCTGCTACATTTAATAGCACTTCGTCTGTCACTGGTTTAGGGGCACTACGTAAGATGTCTTTGATCTTGTGATACGTTGCCGAATGTGACATAATTAATACTTGTAAGTTACTTCATTTACTTGGCACGTTGCTCTGACGAATCCCAATACATTTTGAAATTCCTCTGAGTCATCACATACAAGAGTTTTAACCTCTGAGGTATCACTAATGAGTGTGAAGGTACGTGCGGGGATGTCCACTACGCATTGTTTTAGAAAGTCTGTTTCCATGGGTCATCATATAAATCACTATCCTTAGTATAGGGTAGTGGGTACGCATTTGGAGTGGACATTGTGCCACTATGACATCTGGCATACTTAATGATGTCATTGGCATAGTGCTTGATGTCCTCCAGATTAGCATGGATCTCCTTATAGATCTCCATAGCATTCTTCTGGTTGGGCACTCCTTTAACTTTCTCCTCTATGTAGTTTGCTTTCTCAGCGTCAATAAAATCAACGAGAGTTTTAGCTTGACTAGAAGATATGGTCATACCAAACATTTGGTCTGTTCCTTTACTATAGTACATTCACGTCAGAATGTCAATTAAGGTATATACCGTTATTACATGTAATTCTATATTCGGAATTTGCAGACATACTCGCAGAGCCTGAAGCACTCATTGTAAAATCATTTGTGTTTATCTTTGCGTCTGATCCTTTTGTATCGAGTTCCCATCCTGTTCCTGAACTCTTTGATACTTCCATACCATCGGGTGCACCACCCTCGATACATTCAATATTTTTGCCATGGGTCACTGTCTTAGCACTGCCTTGGACTTCTGTAAAACTGTTTCTACCAACGTTGTCGTACTGACAACCTTTGACGTTGAATCGGAGATCACCCGCTGATTCTAAAGCGAACGTTCCTCCTTCTTTATCCATTCTAATCACACGGTTACCGTTGATAACCTCTGTTAACTGACCACCAGCTGCCATGTCTAGGCGTTTAAAGGTGCATCGTTCGTTAATAGAGTTGGCAATGAATCTGATTTCGTTATCGGCATTGACACCTATTCCAGATGCTGAATCTATGGCGATGTCGCCACACTTTAATTCATATCTACCGTTAACCTTATCAAATCTGTCACCCTCTACCTCTGTGTGTAAGTTTCCTTCCACGTTGAGGTGAGCATCACCGATCACTTGAATGATAAGTTTGTCCTCTTTTTTGTTTTTACCGACCTTGAGGGTGGTCGTTGCGTCACTATTTAGGTGTAAATCTCTTGCACTGATGATATATGTGTCTTCTTCTTCGTCCATTTCAACGATAGAACCAGTCTTACCATTGATAATACGTATCCTTTCACCATCCTCTGTGTTGTCAAACTCCAGTACATGACCCGCTGAGGTCACTGTTACCCAGTTCTTTGGATAGTTCGTAATGTGTTGAGGATTTTCATTCTCTTCACTACTACCATCAAATAGTTCTGTATTAGATGTGTCCTGTCTAGCCATTGTGTCCTACGCAGTCGATGTATGATTGAGATTCAAATATCTCAGTAAATTTAGTAGGTCCTACGTACTGATATGTAGGTACTATCTCAGCACCGAAACCTTCTGAGTCTACAATGCGAGGTTTAACAAAACCAAGAGTCTTGGTCGTGATAGTAGGTGTCAAGAGTCTACCCTTGTCATCAGTTGAGATATCACCTATCTCATCCTGACCCACATAGATCTTAGGTTTTTTATACCCTTCACCTACGTTGGTGATGTCGATGGTGTCGAGCACTGGTAGTATGTCATCACAGTTAGCATATAATGCTGTAGCATTAGCAGGAATAGCGAGGTCATAGAACTCCGTAAGTGGGTTAAGTGTAAATTTATATGTGCCACCAAGTGTCTGTAGTTTTAAACCAGGTGGAACATAAGAAGTCTTCTCTAGTGTTGCTAGAGCAGCAAATCCAGTGTTATCATAATCATAGTCTATTATTTGTAATATTGCTTCGTTAGGATCACCGTCCTCCTCTTGGTAGAAGAGTACATCTCCTGTGTCAGCATAGTCACCCAGTCCCTGAGCATCTACAAGGAAGTGCTTCTGTTCTTTCGGGCAGTATGTATTGTCTGGGTCTAGACCATAACCAACACCAGGCTTGTTGACTCTGACTTTCTCTACCTTACCATCTTTGATGATAGGTGTGAGGTCAGCACCTGATCCTTCTGGATCATTACATGTGAACATTGCTCTCACTCTAGCAGTGGTGTTGATGTTAGATCCCTTCCTTCTCATTAGCACACCAACCATAGCACCTATGTCATCAATGATAGGTAATGCTTTCAAAAGACTGGTGCTCTGTGCATTGTCAAAAATTAATTCTGGGAAGCATGGTTTCTTACGTGTGTTTTCTGGTGAGCAGTTGACAGTATCATAGTTGATCTTACCCTCTGAGTCACGGATAGGATAGACACTATCAAACTTCTCTACTAAACTCTTACCACTCTCGAATGTTCTAGATGTGACACCTGTTCCCGCTGCCCCAACCTCTGCGAACTCACCGTTCTTAGTGTTGAATGCTTTCTTAACAAACTTACCACCTATTAGTTTTGTAACTGGAACCCAACCACGTGAGTTAGGTATCGCTGTGCCAACAAGAGTGGTCTTACCATCTTTGAGAGCACCCTTTGCTGCATCAGCATACTGACTCATCTGCTTCATCTGCTTATCTGCTTCACTTTCCTTAGCACCTGATCCTGTCTCGAATGTTGATAGTCCAAGAGCACAAGATAGATCGCCTTCGCAAACCATGTCGATTAGATCAAGAACTTTACTAGCAATGCCCTGAATGATAGCAGCGTTGTTCTTGATAGCACCAAGTGCACCGTTTAGAATACCGAGAGCAGCATCAATACCAGCCATCAGTTTGTCCATGATGCCACCGAATAGGTCTTGGAAGATATCCTTTGCCAAGCATAATGCAGCGTCTAATGCTTGTGAGAGAAGATCTTTCAATAGACCACCGATTACGTCAGCTAACTCATTGAAGATTTGTTTGAAGAGACAGTTAACAAGATCTCCTATGTTCTTGAGTTGATCAACAGCAGGATCCAATAGTGAAGGGTCAGGGATCTTGATGTCATTGATGACCTTCTGGATCTCTTTCTGTGCCTCCTTCATTACTGTACCCTTGACGTTGGAGAGCACACCACCCATGAAACCTTGTATTCTACTCTGTATCTTCTCAATCTCTTCTGCTACGTCCTCAATCTTACCAGTCTGTTTGTTGATAAACTCACCTATATCATTCTTCTCTATACCTCTAGCAAACTTTAGGAACTCAGCAGTAGCACCCTTGATCTTAACGTCAGATGGTGTACCACACTTACCATTACCTACATGTATAGTGTATCTCTTTCTGTCATCTGCTGCTTTCATTGCCTTTGTCGCAGCTGATGCTTCACCACGTGGGTTGACAGTTGATACTGTATTCTCCTCTGTTACTGTCTCCTCTTTCTTCTTGTTAGTTCCTGTCTTTACATCTGACTCTGCTGTGTCAGCTGTACCACCTACGACACCACCACCATCACCATGCTTCTCTGGTTTATAATCAGGTGCATGTACCTGTTGATATCCTTTACTACTTTCTAGTGGTAGTTTAGTGTATACATCCTTTGGGTTCTGGTCACTGATACTACCCATAATGACTGGTATCTGTGCACTGGATCCATCCATGAAGAATCCAACCACCCAACTGTTAACCTGTAACTGTTGAATAGAACCCATACCACTCTTCATAGCATAGACTACTGGCATAACACATGATGCCCATGGTAAGTCTCTAGTTGGTAGTATCTCTTTGTCTGGGTTATGATACCCTACGATTCTGACCTTGACCTTACCTGTATAGTCGTAGTCTTTAGATTCTGCGTTGGCACCCGTATACTCTGGGTCAGACCCGTCGTTCTCGACTTGTCCGATCCACCAGTTAAATCCATCTTTACCGATGGCATGGGCAGCACTTTCTAAATTCATCCTAAACTATCTCTGTATAATGTCACTCGTGTGGTCATAGTATCTGTCTCTGTCAGAAACTGACGATAGATCTTGCCTACTATGTATCTACCACTTGCTTCGGCATCTAGTTCTCCTGACCTAGCATTATACTTATTGATACGTACAACACTTCCAATATATAAATCTTGTTTCCCTTTATAGTCGAAACTAGCTGATTGATTGAAGAAGAATTGATTCCTTATCATAGACTGACTTAACTGTCGTGTCAAGTCCTGTGTGTATGTACCCTCTGTATACATGGCTGTGTCCATCACCTTAGACATAATCCTTGTGGGTGCACCACCAGTCTCTGTGCTACCAAATCTTTTATAGAACTCTGGTAGTTCTGAAGTTGGGTTGAGTTTCTTCATCTCATCGTAGAAATCAGTAACAAAGAATGGTACCTCCTCATACTTAAAGTCTTTCATGTCCAGTGTAAACGTGGTGCTAGCATAACTTCCAAGATTTAAACCACGAAAGATATCACTCGTACCTGTCAATGAGAATCCCTGTACATCTATTTCAGTCTCGTCTTCACTATCTAAGTTTACGTTAATTATTCTGTCAGTCTCCTGTAGCACTAGGGCATCCATTGCTTTGAAATGATATCCATTTCTATCTTCATAGAATAAGTATCCCGCACTAGCCTTACCACTTGTTGACTCTAGGATGGATCTCCATGCTAACCATGAAATAATAGTATATGGATCCCAGTATGGGCTGACGAAAGATAACTGAGTTGATGATATGTCAACATCAATTTGCTTGTCTGACTTTAATTCCTCTGTAATCAGTTCTGTTACTATGTCATGTGTAAACTTACCACCACCTTTACCAAATCTTCTTGATATCTTTGTCGCACCATTCTTTACAGCATCTGGACTGACACAATATAGGGTTGCCTGTGACTTATTACCATCAATAATCATACGATCTTTAACATCATAGACCACCATGCTATATGTAATGACACTATCATCATTATCTGTCCAACTTATATCAATCGGTTCCATACCCATCAAATTTGATAGCATTCCTGTACCAGAATCATTCATCTTGAGTATGAGTACTACATTTGATTTTGTGATGTCCTCAATGTAATGCAACTCTAGTAGATGATTGCTACTAAAAGGTTGTACTATCATTCCATCCTGATCAGTCTCTTTGTCATATACTGAGATTCCGATCTTGAGGTCTAGTAGTCTAAAGTTTCCTTTTACTTCTTCTGTCATAATATGTCTTGAGGTGTCTCCCCTCCATGTGTTGAGGTTATACTAGCGACTAAGTACTTACTAACCTTGAGTGGTGCAGGAGGTAATGAATCTGATTCATCAATACCCATGCCATTGATTCTAATCGCTGCCATCTCCCTCAACATAGCTTCTGTTGTATCAGGTTCGCTAGGATTATAACCCATAGGAAACTTAGTTTTCTGAGCCATTCTTGATTCATTCACAAGGGTGACCTTCTCAGTAAGTTCATTAATATTTTGGTTGTTGTATTGACTACCCTTACTAGCTGGTTGTATTCCACCTAGAAGTTTACTTACAAATCCCGTAGCAGCTTTAACCTGAGTAACTGCTTTAGAGTTCATAAACATATTCTTCGCACCCTGTGTGATATTGCGAATAGAATTCTTCATAGCATCAATCTTAGTATCACCACGAGTTGACAACGTGTCAGGTGCTAGTTTTGGATGTGAAGCACCACCAATACCTAAGTAACCAGGTGCACTCCTTACAAGTGATGGACCTCCCTGTGGAGCATAATCTTCCATGGTTTCATCTGAACCATAGGGATCAACCATCCTCTGAACCTCAGCTTCGTACGCATCTGCTTCTGCCATAAATCCTTCTTCTGTCTGCTGCTTCTTTTTCTTCTTCTTACCACCACCAAACATTCTACCCAAGGCACCGACTATACCACCACCCTGTACAAAGTTTCCAAATCCACTTTCTTTCTTTTTCTTCTTCTTCTTAGTTTTTACACCAAATGTCTTTCCTACCTTAGCTACCTGTCCTTCAACCGCTGCACCCTCACCACCTGGTACATCAAGGTTGTCCAACAATCCTGCTAATCCTGCTGCCACTGCCTTGAGTGGTAGTGCCATCGCATCTGCTAGTGCTTTTTTATACTCATCTAGTCCTAAATCTTTAGTCAGTTCACTGGCAACGTTCTTCTTACCTACCAGTCCTAAGCTCTCTAGTGACTTGACACCTGATTTTGTTTCAGGTCTCTGTGCTCCCTTGTTCAGGAAGTTCTGCATAGGAGACGGTGTAACAGCACCACCCTCTTTCAGTGCCATCCTAGCTTTCTGTGATGTAGCACCACCGTCAGCTATGAATGGGAATGGAGAAGTCGTCTTTGGTGCATCCACCTTAAGAGTTGTTTCGCCAGGATCACCCTTGTCACCTTTCTCTCCCTTCTCTGGTTCTTGCTTCTCTTCTTTTTCCTCTACAACTTCTTCTTCTTCCTCGTCTACTTCAGGTTCCTCAAAGTCACTAGAATCACTTAAGTCAAGTGTTTGTAGTGAACCAGGTGAGATAAAGTTAGCAAACTTCCTCATGGTAGTCTGTGCTTTTAATACCTCATATCCATCTGCTAGGTCTCTCTTAATTTTTCCACCAGCTGAGTCATCTCTCTTATCTGCTTCAACAAGACTCTGTATATTTTCTGCCAATAAAAATTCTTTGTACTTATCCTCTTTGAACATAGCGTTCAACAGGGCGTTACGATCCTCGAACAACCCATTAAGATCACTTAGTACCTCATGTACATTGTCTATTGAAGGAAATTTATCCATTTAGTACACCATATTTACCAGAGAAAGGATCTATACCGTATGCTTTCACATCCTTCTCCGTTACTGTCACAATTTTAGTGACGGGAACTGGGAAAGGTTTTACCACAGGTACAGGGAAAGGAACATATTCAATCTTTGTCCTACCACCAAGGATAGATCCCACCATGTTACCTATGCCAGATAGAAGACCAGGACCTCCCATAGAACCACCACTGGTTGGCCACTTGACTGTGTTAGTTAGTGGGAACCCATAGGATGCACCGCCTTTACCTGTCGCACCTCCTGATGGTGGTTCGACTGCACTCAAGTTGATCAGTGGTGCATAAGGCAATGGGTCTCCTGCCCCACCATATCTAGTTGAGTCTTTCTTGTTATCTGCCTCAAAGTGAAGGTG